AAAGAGATGCAGCGGCCTTCAAGGAAGGAAGACTTCTGGGATCCCGTCGGTTGGACCCAAGGGGTCGTGGTGAGGTCGAAAAACAGCGGGGATACGGCTGCGACGGTCGGCGTAGTCGTAGTGGACAAACCGGTGACATAGCCACCAGCGGTCCCCTGCAACACGGCCGACTTGCCCAGCGTCACGCCTACGAGATGACTTGCAGCATCCACCATGGTACAGAGTGGAAAGTGCTCGTCGTCAACACCGTTGGTAAGGCCATCAGGCGCGAACCACAGAGTGTAGGACGTGGCGCCGGTCAAGGACGCGCTCCCGAAGCCTGAATGTCGGACAGAGGGGCAAGCCCAATTGTCCACATACAAAGGCATCTTGATCTTAGCCGCCAGTTCGGCACTGGACGAACTAAGGAACGGGTCCTTCGCAAGCGAAAACCAGGCGCAGACGCTTGGATCGACGCAGTTCTCGAGGGCCTCGCGTATGTCCCGGACGCGGAACTTCTTCTCTTTCTTCTTGAGAGGGTTCCGAGTCTCGGGTTGGCGAGCTGTCGTGATTGCGTTTTTCTGGACCCTGCGCACGGGTCGGGTGGTAGGTTTTGGTTGCCGCGGCATCTCGGCAAAGGATTCTCACGTGGATGGTATTGTCGGTACTGTGGTAAGTTGCACACTTGCACATAAACAATTGGATTTTCAACCGGGCTGACCAGGCCCAGAGGGGAGGGGGTGGAAAACCCCCCTCCTTTGTAGTCGGCGTTCCTTTTCCAAGGGAACACAAGAGCGGGCTACTCTTCCGTTATTACGCGGGTTCTGTGTCCGTATCTCAACACTTTAACACCCCCGGCGCCCATGCCGGGGAAGACCGTTTATCAGGGGGGAACTCCAAAAGCTAGGAAACGATCCTTGGCCCCCATGGCGCTCTAGATCTCTAGAGCACCCATCCGGAGTCGGCAGCGGTGGCGATGTCGTCAGCCATGTTCAGCTGGACACCCCACTCGTCCTCGACTTCAACGGAAGTTGTGTCCGCCACACTCTCCGCCTCGATGAGCTCAAGTGGCTCAACTGCCTCTTCCTTGCCTTTGTTCAGCTTGCGGCGTCGGTGCGCCTCCGCTTTAATGCCAGCGGTGGCGGGTTTAGCAAGCTCGGCAGGTACAGTGGAGTGGCTGAAGGCGCAGACAGTCCTCTTGCATTCACCCTTCGCCCAATCAGAGCACGTAGCAACGCGTGCTCGAAGGGGAAGGTGCAAGAGTTTGCAAGACTGGTCCGCGCAGAAAGAGCCGTTGTGCAGATCGGAGCATTCATGAGGAATCTCCTGATCAACCAACGCTTCTTCAGCCAACGCCAAGGGAGGGGAGGATTCCCCAGGAACGAAATCGCCGCCGACATGCGCGTCAAAGGAGGCAGTCTGGTCCTCCCAAGTCTTGAGGGAGAACGGACCGCCTACCAGGAGTTCGGACACAGTCTGCGCAGTCGACACCCATTGTTGGAAGAACGGGTAATCAAAGCCAATGGCCGCCAAACGCGGCTCGAAGATCGCGAAGAAGTCTTCGTTGTAATTGGGGTACTGGACGTCAAGGGTGAAGGCGGAGCTCCACGGAATGACTTTGCGTGCATCATCAGGGCGCATCTCTGCGATCCGTTCATAATGAGCAAGTTCCAGAACCTTACTGACAAACTCACCAATGATGGGCGTGTTGCGGTCCATCAAGTAGTAAGCACGGGCTTTGGTGACGAGAATCGTTTCGGGGGAAGGATTACCGGGAAGGCGGTTGGTCAAATGGAACTTTGACATGGCCCTCACGATATTCGAACACGAGTTTGGATCTCCGGCCCAAGGGTTGGGGAAGATCCGGTTGAGGAATTCGACGAGCGCACTGCCGCGGGGTGTGTCCACCCCTTTAACAATGAGCCCCAACTCCGCCGCGTACCTTGTGAGGTCGGCAAGGGGTAAGTTGGGGTTCCACGTATCGTCTCCAGCATGAAGGCCAATTGCCTGCCATGCGGCCGCTGGGCTGAGGCCTCGTCTCCTATGGGTGTAGTAAGACGAGAACCCACTCCACGAGGTCGTACCAACCGAGGTGATTGGATCGCCTGAAAGAGTGGCATAGAACACCGTGTACATGATGTCCATCAGGATTGCGGGAATACGTGTTGTTTTGCGGAAGAGGTTGTAAATGTCCTCCACGTACTGCTTCTTGTAAGCACGCGTGTAGAGGGACATCACAACCATAACACCGAACCACACTCTGGTGCCGTCCATGCGGCTATAGTCACCATTGCAGCCACCATCCTCTGCTTCCGAAGCCATATCTGCTATGATTTGGGCTTGCGAAGCTGGTGTGCGGCCAAAGGCGTACCAGGGATGACGGCGACCCCCCCAGACCCCGGGGTTGTCACAGTCAGTGTGGTTCTTGCAGTGTGCTGCGAAGGGGTAGGCGAACATGCAGGCGATCATACGATCAACTGCATTGAGTGGCGAGATCACGCGGCCTTCGGCAATCTTCTGGGATGCTTCTTTCTTCATGAAAGCAAACACCATGCTGGACATGGCGGGATATTCCGCCGCAAGTTCCAGAAGCTGCTGTTGGCTCGGCCGTGGCTGACGCTCGAAAAGTTCATCGAGATGCGCAGGCTCGAAGGTATTGGCGACATCGTCGGGGATGACGTGCCGGATGAACTCCTCGAGATACATGTGCATCGCTACAGTCATCTTAAAGCCGGGTTCGTTCTTTTGGAACTTCTTGACCCGCTGATGGATGATGATCTTAGCGTCAGCTACGGTGTCTGCCTGGAGAAGACCCCCGTCGATGATTGGTGCCATGAAGGCCACCATCGAAGGTTTGGGGTCATCCAGCGCAAGAGGCGAAAAAGTGAACATGTCTTCGGTAATGCCTAGACTAACTCGGTCCGGCATTGGCACAGGAATGTAGGGACATTCCTTGTGGTATTCCAAAAGCATGTTCACGATGTGGCCCTGCTCAGCAGAGATACGCGTTTCGTTCGGATACAAAATACTCCGAACGTGATGGCTACTCAATTTCGAGCCAATGTCACGGTATTTGCAAGCGATTGCGTCGTCCTCAAAGACTGACACTTTAGCGCCCGCAAACGTACCAGGTCTGGCATAACACCTGTGTACTGTGGATACCCCTTGCACGCTGAAACGGATCCAATCGCCATCGATCGGATCGAAACGTGTTAGGGGGGGGTCATGACTGAGGAAGCCAGTAAACATGATCCAACCCGTGACAGAAACGGCCTTGGTCATACACACCATAGACCGATTTCTCGAAAGCCGCCTTTTGTCGACATACCAACTGGTAAAGCGTGGCGTTAGGAAAGGAATTATCCAAAAATGCCACTGCAACACCCAGCACCATGAGGAACAGAGATCAGTGCTGTAGTTCCACAGCAAATGATTGAACTCTCCGCCCCCATGGACGTCCCAGAAGATGCTACCATCTTTCATGAAAGTGAACGGTACTGGGTCTTCGGAGCATGCCTCTTCTGGTGTGATTGTGTAAACCATCACAACAGGCGCCTCGGTGGTCGCGAGGAAGGCAGGCATGTCCATATACCAATCGGCATCCGCGATGTATACTGCATGATCGGAGGTCGGACTGTCGTTACGCCAGTCCATAATGAGATCCTTCATCCAGTAATACGCTCGCGAGCCAACAAAACCTCTCTCCTGATCCCGCCGGCTCATCTGATGTACGAAAGGAATGAGTCCGACGAGACGGGGAAAGGCTTGGAAAAACTGTCCTGCGGCAGTGCGGTCGCCGGCAGGGACAGGGTGATCGTGATTACTCGAATACCGGGCACTGAAGGAAGGCAGGTCTTTGAAATGACTACGGAAGCGTTGGCATGCCTGGAAGGGCACGATGAGCAAGAGCCTGTGCAAAAACAGGCGCATTCCGGAGAGGACTCGGCGTACGGCAAATACACCAGCCAAAATAAGAACTGCAATCCAGAGAATGAAGACCACGATCGGCCAATACACTCTCTCAGTACACGGTACTAAGACATTGTAGATCCTCTGCATTTGCGTCATCTGGGTGGGACAATCCCACCCAAAGGTCCTGACTAACACAACTCTGATATCATGAAGAGGCCGCTGGAACACGTATACAAACGGTTCCAGTAGCCTCCCAAAAACATCGAACCTTGACCCCAGCGATGAGGTCAACGTTGAAATGATCCAGAGAGGGACAGTCAAGATGACGACGACAAATGCAAAGTAGAGCAACATGTCTTAAA